CCGCCCACCCGTTTGGTGGCATAGAACAGCACATGCGGCTTGGCGCTGAAGGGGTCGCGCAGGATGCGCAGGTCGGGACGTTCGGCGATGGTGTAACCGGCGGAAAAATCGCCAAAGGCAATCGAGTCGCTGCCCGCTGCGATGTCAGGCATGTCCTCGGCAATGACGACCGGATAGCCCAGAAGCCGCGCCGGTTCGCCCGCAGCCAGACCGTCAGACCACAGGAAGCGGCCGTCGGCGTCCTTCAGTTTGCGTACGGTGCCTGCGGTTTTGGAGTTCATCACAAAGCTGGCACCCGCGCGGTATTCCGCGGCCAGCGCGTAGACCAGATCGACAAGGGCATCGGCGCCGGCAAAGGCTCCGTCCGCACCGGTGGCGATATAGCCCAGGTTGCCCCAGGACCAGCTGTCCTCGGCCACTGCGGTGTGGGTCAGGAAACCGGTGGGTTTGTCCGAACCGTCGCCGTTGACAAAGGCCGCAGCTTCGGCGCGGGCGAATTTTTCGGCGATGCGGCCTGCCAGCCAGCCCTCAATGTCAAAGGCGGCATCATCCAGCAGGCGCTGGCTGGCCTTGGGCAAGGCCGAGAGCTCGTGCAGTGGGATGGTGATGCGGTCAAATTCAGGGGTGGCGGTTTCTGCCGCCGCGCCAGTTTCCGAGGCCCAGCCGTGGCCCATGTCGCCGTGGTCGATCAGCACGTCGTACGAGGTGGCCTCAACCGCAACCACATTGGCGATCTGCCGGATCGAGGCACCGCCTGCCAGCACCGATTGCACCGTGGCCGAGGTTTCGGGATCCACCAGATAGCCCCCGTCCGAATTCACTGCGGTGGACATGGATTTGCCGTCCAGTTCCAGCCCACGCAGGGCGTCATCATCGCCCGAACGCAAATAGGCGTTGAAGGCTTTCTGATGCGGGGCCTCAAGATCCGAGGCGGCAGAGAGGGCCGGACGCGCCGGCAGGTGGGATTTCCGATCAAACATGGTCAGTCGCTCTTCCTGTTTTTCAATTCGTTTTTGAACATCGGCCCGAAAGCCTTTGAACTCGCTCACAAAATCCGCAACAGCGGCTTGCACTTCCTGAACCGGAGACAGATCTCCTCCGGTCCGAGACGATGCCTCGGTCATGGGGTTTCCTTTCGGTTTGGTCTTTGGGGTTTCGGGTCTTTCGAGGCGTGGCTAGCGCCGGTCCGGCCGCATCACGTCACGGGCCTGCCGCAGGGTTTCGGCCAGCTGGCCAAGCGCCATCTCCGCCGTCTTTTGTTCAGGGGTCAGCCGCGCAGAGGGCAGCATCGGGAAGGTCACCAGCGACACCTCCCAGAGGTCCAATTCCAGCAGGTGGCGCTGGCCGTCGGGCGCTTTACACGCCCGTTTGGTGCGGTAGCCAATCGACAGCCCGTCAAGCGCCCCTGCCTGGATCAGCGCCAGCGCTTCGCGGGCCTGGGCCACCTCTGGCAACAGGGTGCCTTTGACCCAGAGACCACGATCGTCTTCGCGGATGTCCTGCCAGACGCCGATGGGCTGGGCCGGATCATGCTGCCACAGCATCTTGACCTGACGCCCCTCTGCCGCCAGACGTTTCAGCGCCTTGGCAAATGCGCCGGGGCGGACGGTGTCACCGCCTTGATCGGGCTGGTCAAACAGGCTGGCATATCCGGCAATCACCGCATCACCTCCCAGCGACAAGCCGTTGTCAACGCGCATAAATTTCTTCTCTAGCTCTTGCATCATCGCCTCCCTTCAAAGCGTCATCAGCAGGGGTTGCAGCGCCTGTGTCAGGATCACCGCCACCACGCCGTAGACCGTCAACCACAGCCGTTTTTCCAACCGTTCCATCTGCCCCTCCAGCCGGTCGAGGCGGCGGGTCATGCCGTCAAACTGCAGGCTGACGAGGCGTTCATGGGCCTCAAGCTGCAACCCCGGCGCACATTGGAACGGTTCAAACGGGCGGTCAGGTTTCATCATCTTCACCGGTGGAAATGTCCGCCTCGGGTGTCTCGGGTGCCTCGGGTGTCTCCGCCGTTTCGACCGGCAGGCCCAGCAGCGCCCGTTTCTCTGCCGCCGACAAGAAAGCGGCGGCGCTGACCCGTTTCCACTGCGCGTCGCGTTCGCCAGACAGTGCCGGAACCTGATCCAGATCCACCCGCAAATCCAGCGGCGCACCGGAGTGCTGCGCCAGAAAATCGCCCAGACGTCCGGCCACTTTCTGCACCAAAGGCAGAACGGTCAGCCGGTAGAAGGCGCGGTTGGCCTCTTGGTAGTTGGCGTAGGTGGCGTCCCCCGGCACACCCAGCAGCATCGGCGGCACCCCGAAGGCCAGGGCAATCTCGCGCGCGGCACTGTCCTTGGTTTTCTGGAACTCCATATCAGAGGGGCTGAACCCCATCGGTTTCCAGTCCAGCCCGCCTTCCAGCAGCATCGGGCGACCGGCGTTGCCTGCGCCTTGGTGGTATTGCGCCATCTCGGCCTGCAGCCGGTCATATTGATCGCTGGACAGGCTGCCCTGCCCGTCATGCCCCTGATAGACCAGCGCCCCCGAGGGCCGCGCGGCATTGTCCAGCAACGCCTTGGACCAGCGCGAGGCGGCATTGTGCACGTCCAGCGCCTGTGCGGCGGCCTGCATCGGGGACAGGCCATAGTGATCGTCCTGCGGATGGAAGGCGCGGATATGGCAGATCGGGGGTAGCTCTCCCCGCATGTTGAACCGGTGTTTGCGCCCGTTCACGGCGTAGTCATAGGCCTTGGGCCAACCGTCCGAACCGGGCACCAGCTGCATCCGGTCCGAACGCAGGACGTAAAGCTCTACCGGCACCTCCGCCGTGCCGGAGCTGTCGCCCACCGCCTCCAGGTAGCCGTCACCGGTCAGCAGGATCTGGGCGTAGAGCGCCTCCAGCAGTTCCGCCCGCCCCTGCAGCGGGTTGGGACGCGCCAGCAGATCCAACACAGGGTGCATGTCATAGCGCTGTTGCCGGTCCTGCAGGATCAAGGGCAGCGAGGCCGCCGCCTCGGCGATCATTTTCACACAGCGGAAGCCCACCGGATTGCCCGCAAAACCGTTGCGGGTCAGTGAGGCGCTGTCACGCGGGCTCCAGCTGATGCGGCCGTTGGTGTGCAGCGCCATCATGCGACCGGCAGCGCTGGCCTTGGTCTGCAAGGGGGCGGCTGTGGCGGCCTCGGGCTTGGGGGTTTGGAAAAAGGAAAGAACCATGAAGTCTGCTCCTGCGTCGGGCGGTGTTCGTTGTTGCAACCACCCTGCGGTAAAAAGGTTAATTTCTGTTCATCACAGCGTACGCAGCTGTGGCTGGCGCCAGTTCTGCGCCGGATTGAGCATCAATTCGGTCATCGCCCAGACCAGCGCATCCACACGGTCGGGGCTGCCTTTGCCGCGGTAGCCTTCGGCGGTCATGGCGCACATCTGATCCTCCAGCGGACCCAGATCACGGGTGTGCAGAATGCGGCCCTGCTCATAAAGCGCGGCCACGGGTTCGGCGCGGGCGACCTTGCCCCGACTGGCGTGGCATTTGGTCAGCGGCACCATCGGTGACAGCTGGCGGATCACCGCCTCCACCAGATCGCCACCCTGATTGACCTCAGCCACCATCCGGTCGGCGCCCCATTTCTCCATCATCAAGAGCGCCTGACGCGCCCAGGCGGTGGGGCTGGCCGCTGGCAGCGAGGCATCCTCCAGCACAAAGGCACGCCATTCGTTGACAGGCCCTTTGGTCGAGACACCGGCCACCACGATGCCGCAGGTGTCAGAGCCTTCGTTGGCGGTGACGGCGGGGTCGACGGCCACCACGATCCGGTCAAGATCGGGCACCAGATCCACCCGCAGGGCCTCCAGCCCGTGGGCGGTCCAGAGCGCGCCTTCGGCCTCCTCCAGAAGTTCCCCCGCCAGTTCCTGACGGCCCAGACGGGTGCCGGCATAGCGGGCCTGCACCTCGGCCAGAAACGAGGGTGCAAGATTGGCGCGGTTGGCCTCGGTTGCGGCATGGGTGATGACGGTGCTGTCGCGTCCCAGAAGGTCCTTCAACACCGGCACATTGCGCGGTGTGGTGGTGACGCAGACCTGCGGCAGCTCCCCCAGACGCAGGCCAAATTGCAGCATGTCCCAGGTGTCCTGCGCCTTTGGCCATTTCGCCAACTCATCCACCCAAGCCCCGTCAAACTGCGGCCCGCGCAGCGCTTCGGGGTCATGGGCTGAGAAGATCTGCGCCTCCGCCCCGTTGGGCCATTGCAACAGCCGCCGGGAGGCGATCCAGTCGGGACGACGATCAGGGGGCGAACAGGCCAGAATGCCGCTTTCGCCAAAGACCATAACCTCGCGCGCCTGATCCAGCGTTTCGCCAACAATCGCAAGACGTTGGCACCGTCCCCGATCCAACGGGCGGGCGCCTTCGACCTGTGCCCGCACCCATTCGGCGCCAGCGCGGGTTTTGCCCGCCCCGCGCCCGCCTAGGATCACCCAGGCCCGCCAGTCGCCCGCGGGCGGCATCTGGTGATCCAGCGCCCAGAACTCGAACAGATAGGGCAAGGCGAGGATTTCCTCAGGGCTCAAGGCGTCCAGAAAAGCGCTCTGGTGCGCCGCACTGGCGGAGCCGATCCAAGCGGCAGCGGATCTGATCCCGCGCGGCGTCGAAGTCGAGGGCAATCTGATCGGCGCGGCCTTGGCGTTCGCGGTCTCGGTCATGGAATTTCGTCTCCAGTTCAAAGGCGATTTTCAGCCAGTTGCGCAGATCGCTGAGCAGGCGCAGGTTGTCCCGCACCGCCTCAGGTTCATCCAGACGCACCCGGTACTGCATCTCTTTCATGTCGTGTTTCATCTCACCGAGGAGCTGCCCCACCTCGAGCAGCTGTTCGGCCAGAAGGTCCGCCGCGATGGCGCCCTCCGCTTGGTCGTTGCTGTGCATATTCATCGTGCCCGCCCCCTTTGGATCTGTTGTCCAGTTGCCGAGAAGGTTGCCGTGCGAAGGCTAAGATCGCGTTAGGGCAGCGTACGGTGGCGGTGTGGAGGGCGTTGAGGCGCAGAGGTGGGCCGCGGTGCGGTGATTTGTTGAGGACACTGGACAGCGCGCGTAATTATTGCCCGGCGCCGCCGGGCAGCGCCCGAACCGCCCCGTCAAACCGGAGGTTTGCCTTTGGCAAAACGGGGCGGGCGCTTCGCTTCGCCCCTCGCTTCGGACGCAGGCGCGCTTCCCTGTGAGGAAGAAGCATGATCAAACACAAAAAAACCCGCCACGGGGGCGGGTTTTTGGGAAGTTTTCTCAAGCCATGTCAGCGGCTTAGTTGTTGCTGCGCTCGGCCTCGATGGCGCGCCATTTGGCGACGTTGCGGTTGTGTTCTGCCAGCGTTTCGGCAAAGGCGTGACCGCCGGTGCCATCGGCCACAAAGAACACAAACTTGGTCGAGGCCGGATCCAGCGCCGCCTCAATGCTGGCGCGACCGGGGTTGGCGATGGGGGTCGGCGGCAGACCGTCGATCACATAGGTGTTCCACGGGGTTTCGCCGCGCAGTTCAGACTGGCGCAGGCCGCGGCCCAGCACACCTTCGCCCTTGGTGATGCCATAGATCACGGTCGGGTCCGTTTGCAGTCGCATGCCACGGTTCAGACGGTTGATGAAGACCGAGCCGACGGTGCGGCGTTCTTCGGCCACGCCGGTCTCTTTCTCGATGATCGAGGCCAGGATCAGCGCCTCTTCCATGCTGTCCAGAGGCAGGTCGTCCACACGGTTCTGCCAAGCGGTGGCCAGCACTTCGGCCTGTGCCGATTGCATCCGGTCGATCACCGACTGGCGGCTGTCGCCTTTGCGCACCTCATAGCTGTCAGGTGCCAAGGAGCCCTCGGCGGGCAGCGCCGCCACATCGCCGGACAGAACACCGACTGATTTCAGGCTTTCGACAACCTGCCACGAGGTCACGCCCTCTGCCATCGCGATGCGGTGACGGGTGTCGCTTTGATCGGCGGCGGCGGTAAATTCGGCCGGAGCCTCTTCTGCTGCCGGATTAAAGCTGGCGGTTTCGACAAACCGGTTGGTGGCAGGGTCCAGCTCGCGCACAAGGATCTGGCTGCGGGTCACGCCGATGCGGTAGACCACTTCGGTGCCGCAGGTGCTGGCGCCGCCACGGGTCAAAGCTTCGACGATCTGTTCCATCGAGGCCCCGCTTTCGACCAGAAAGGCGCCCGCCTTCAGTTGATCCGCCTTGCCGGAATAATCCGCCCCGATGCGGAAGAGTGCGCCGTTTTCGATGGCGCCTTCCGTTTCCAGTTTGCGGCTGATGCGCGACATGTTTGAACCGGGTTCGACCCGCACACAGATCGGCGCTTCCAGCGGGCCAGCGGTGGTGTAGCTCTGCTGTCCCCACAGGATCACTCCCCCTGCGAGGAACACCAGAACCACCAGAAACGTCAATGCGTTAGAGGCCAGCGCCTTCCACATATCAGTCGACTTTCCCGAACA